CATCTGGAACTTATAAGTGGTTAGATCTTCTGTACCATCGTAAGTAGTATTACCACCCATCAAGATTTTATTGCCGTCGAAGATTACGAGATCATCTTCGAGGATAGCATCACCATGTACAGTAATACCATAGGTATTAGTGGTCATCTTAGCAATATCATTCCAGAATAAAACTACTTCGCCATTTAGATTGGCGGTAATCATTTCCTCGCCGCCAGTCTCTGATCTTAGCTCAAAGCGATCTGTAATAAGATTTAGATTAGCAGTTGAACGAACGTCTTGAACGTCAGTGTTCGAATACATTCTACCACTTGAGTAGAACATTTCCATTTGACTAGTTCCACCCCATGGCTCTGCATTAGAGGAACCACCGAACGTTGCACGAATATCATTATTAAAGCTAAGTACTGTATTAGCATCATCCCAATTTAAATTAGGATTAGTGTTTGAACCTGAACCAACAAATCGGACATCATGTCGTGCTTCAATAAAACGTTCAACGATCAGTCCGTATGTTGAATCAACATATACTTCTACTGATTCATCTGTAAATGTAGTATTAGAAACAACGTAGAGAGTGTCAGCTGATAAAGTATTAGTAGACGGATCCCAATTACCACCTCTTAAACCACCAAAATCACCATTCGCAAATACACTATCATCGGTACCATCATTTCCGCCTTGATTGAGGACCATCATAGTGTTAGCAGTAAATTGGCCAAAGAGAGTTGCATTACCAAATGTCATTGAACCGCCTGGTAACGAATTGGCTGTCATAACCGATGTAGCACCAGAAACCGTATCGCCTCGGATTAAATCGATAATGTTATTTGTTTTAAGTAACCAGTCTGCAAACGTATTATTAGATACGTCGAGCTGATCAAATCCGGACAATAATGCCATTTTTTATCCTACTATATGTTTTAAAAGAATTTGTTTGATTTGCCTCACTTCGGCTTCTAAGGAATCAACTCTCTCTTGTAATTGTTTTTCTCTCGTTGCTCGCTCTCGTGCCATCTGATATGATTTTAAATCTTCAGTACTTGTATTTATAAAGGCTCCTTCACCTACACGCTCATATTTTAGATTTTCTTTCATTATGCTGTAACACCGATTACTCTGAGATCGTCAACTTTTGGTACATATCGCCGTGACTCAGCACGGAATACTAATTTTATTGCAACCGCATTGTAAGTATCAAAAACAGTACCGGCAGAATTAAAATATCGAATAATACCATAATTATCTGGATTCTTAAATGCAGCTTGATCAGCGATCATTGTATCTACTTTAAAACCAGTTCCTTCGATATTTACATTAGCAATAGGTGTATTTAAAGTAATTGTTCCTGTAGTATTATTAGCTGAATCGACAGTATATAATTGATAATTAGAATCAAAAAGTGGACTATAAAGTTTAATAGTATCACCTGAATTTAAATTAGAAATTTCAGTTGAATCAAAATTTACACCGCTAATAACTGTATTTTGGAATTGAGTAACGAATGTACCTTGTAATGTAGACGCAGCTTCAGTAAAGTTTGAAAAAGTATATTCATACTCACGATAATCATACAAACTTTCTTTACTACTAAACACTGAATCATTTTCTTGAGACACATAATCGAGTTTAGTCCATTGTTTATCGTCAAATGCTTCTGGATCTTTTTCATTAATAATTTTTGCGTATACATCAATATTAGTACCTTCGGGTCTATACGCATTGAGTATTACCCGTATATCTTCAGCAGAATTACCTTGACCCATTTTTAATACTTTTGTAATGTGTCTCGTATTTGCACTACCAAAATTTAAATGCTCGTTAGTATTACTGTTATTAATACTCCAACGATGGCAAATCATATTTAAATTTTCTAGATCGAGTGTTGGAGATTTATATGAACGTCCATTATCACCTAAATATTGATAAGTTATATTAATCTGCGCAGATCGATATTCATTATTAGCTATATACGTATCAGTCTGTTGTGCTTCAACAGATGCAGATAGAATAGTACCTTCGTATTCGCGAACAAAGTTCGGATAATTCAAATAAAATACATTATTAGTTGTTCCTAAATAATAATCTCCTGGTACATTCTCATATGATACATTATAAGATGTAAGAGGTTTGAATTGAGGCTGAATTTCTGCTTTCCAATCGGTTTTAAATACTGATACTGGCAACTCATCAACAGAATTGACATAACCTTGAGTACCAGTTTCTATACCGGTAATAGTATCACCTACAGCGAAGATCATTGTATTATCTAAAGCGTACTCATCTTGCGTGACTGATGATTCTCTTAGTCGTACTCGACGATTATAATAATCATAGTATTCGAGCTCTCCAACAACAGTTAATTTAATGCTGCCACCTGAAATTGGCGATCTAGATTTTTCGTTGACATAAAGAACGGTTTGAGATGTATTAGAACCAATAGAACGATCGATTGTAAAAACTTGCATATCAGTCAAATCAGTTTGATGTGTAACTACAACTTTTTGACCGTGCCGCAATGTAGTAAAGTCAGTACCACTACCCACAATTTTTGTGGCGCCGGCTGCTATTGTAACATTGCCAGTAAGATTAGTAGTATCTTTAAATACTAATTCTCCTGCTGCCCATCCAGCTGATGTGTTTGAAATAGTTAAAAATTCATATGGCTTATTCACAAGAGAAATATCTACACTATTAACGTCGTATTCTGCAATGTGCACATCAAATTTAATATCAATATCAGATACTTCTGTCCATCCAGTTTTTCCTGGATAAGCTAATCTTTTGGCTTGACTACTATTAAAACGGTAAACAGATCCACGATGACCTTTTGAACTACCTTGAGAAATTAATTCTGTTTTATTACTATCAATCATGAGATAATCACCTTTCAAATTATCCCATAATATAGTATCTTTATCTTCTACTGCAATACCAATAGCATAATAATTATTTGTTTCAACAGTAATTGGTGTAGTAAAGGTAGCACGTGTTTCAGCAGAAGCATTGGGACTTGGATTAATACTTGCCCATGAAATGTGTGTAAATGAAGAAGTAATGGCTTCTTCTACAATTGGTGTCCCATCTTTTTCGCATTTAGCAATAAAAATATTAACGCCCGGTCGAGCTCGCCCAGACTTATTATTTAAAGCTTCTGATTTTTTTCTAAAATATAAAGATATATCAGTGATATCTATTGTTTCACTATTATCAAATTTTTCAGCTGAAACCCAAAAAGTTTGATACATGTCGCATGTATATCTGCCAGTTGGAGGTCTAATAATTCCTGGAACTGGAAAAATACAGCCAATAACTTCTCCTCTATCTAAAGCTAATTCAGGCGGAAGACTCGGCCTTTTACCTCCAGATGTAAGAGTTGTTGATGATGAAATATCTTCCTTTAAAGTTTTAATTTTTACATCAGTATCTGGAGCTAGAAACTTATTGTATGCGATAAGTTTGACTTTATCACGAGCTCTATCATTAGCTTGAGTTCTAACATTCCAATATTTCCACGTATCAGTCCAATCGATTCCATTCGAGTCTGTAATATTTGCTTCATCATTTCCTATATTTCTTACTCTAAGAGTTAATTTACCCGACGGATCAGATTTAAAATATGTCCAACGACCTCGATTCGACGCTTTATGTGTATTATATTCGATTGAATCTCCGACAGGATCACAAAAATCTGTGATATCTTCGAAATCATTACCAGGTTGATTATCAATGACAACTTTATATCGAGTATTAGGTTTTAAACTTGTCATTTCTAATGTTTTAGGCAATGGTTTTTGAAATCCCCTTAATACATTAGGAATTCCAAATATATTTTCGCCTGGACCTCTGAGTTTATCAAAAGGTATAATATTATTTTTTCTAGCCATTGTTAAATCCTATCGGGCTTTAAATGCAGGCCCGTTACCTTTGTTTATTAAACTACTTACATTAAATCCACCAGCTGCTGCAATATTGTTATTTAAATTAATATTGGGTGTTGGTATATTAGTCGTTGGTATTGTTGCAGTATATGCTTCGCCTGCTACAACACCAGCACCAACAGTAATATTTTGACTAATAAAATCATTCGCAGAACCACCTGATCCAGCTGTATGAGGATTGCCAATTACGATAGCCTTATTTCCCGGGAATGATGGGATAGTCGTCCAAGTATCAATAATTTTAATATCTCTAACATCATCATTTATTGTAATAATTGGAGGAGGAGCAACAAATGCTGTATTAAAAATAATACCTCTAGCTGTACCACCACCGCCGCCAGCAATATGACAATCTGCAGCATTTGATAAAACTACATTAAATAATTCATTTTTTTCATTTACAGTATCAGTCAAAATAGGAACTGTAATTATTTTCTCAGTTTCGCCCGCTGCAAAAGTCAATGTGCCACTAGTCGCGGTGTAATCTTGACCAGCAGTAGCTGAATCAAACCATCTTGGATTACGTGTAGTTGCAGTTGCAGTTGCATAATCAACAGAACACGCTATATTAGATTCTTCAGATAACGTGACAGTAAAAGACATACTTCCCGATCTTTCATTAGCACGCGAATCACTAATTGAAACAACAGGCACAGTGACATTAGTAATTGTTAATGTGCCGCGCGAAACTTCAAATGATGCATACTCGTAATCAACATCAAGCAAATCTACATGCATAGTCTCATCGCCTTCAGAAACCAAATCTTGTCGCGCGCGTACGTAAATTTGTTCTTCGACACTGCCTTTTGGTATTTTTAATGTGCCTGCTCTCGGAATATAATCTTGATTTGCTTCAGTGGCAGTTCCATCGGTTGTCTTAAAGTTTATATTAAGGTCGCGATCCATCGGTCTATCAAGACGAACTTTCAAATATGCAGTGCTATTTTCTCTTGCTGTTGTGTCAAATATACTGATTGATACTTTTTCGGGTTCAGGCTCAGGTGTAGTAGTTGTTACACATACGTTAGTATCACCACCGCCTCCGCAGTCAGTATGTCCACCATTATCAGTATTTTCACCAGGACAATAAGGAGTAACAAAATTACTTAATAAATTATTAAAGACTATTTCAGGAGTAACAGTAGTAGGAACGTAACCGCAATCTGTTGAATTAACTTCGGTAGATTTAATTTCTACTTGACATTCGCCTATAAATTGATTGCTTGGACTAGAAGCATTACCATAACCGCCTAAGCTTTCTATGCTCTCACCAGTGTATACCCAAATTCTTTTTGTAGTTCCACTACATTGACCATCCGGACGTGTAACCGTGCCAGCTGCAGGACATACAGTGGTATTATCTGGCGGAGTTGTGTCAGGTCCGCCGCCAGATGGACCAGTATCTGTTGTAAAGCCACAATCAGGAGAGTTTGGTGTTCTAGTTCCCACCATTTCTCCACGATTACCATCACAAACTATTGCAATCTTCGTAGTTCCTTCGCACTTGCTATATAAAAATTCTCCGCGGGGGCAAGGTGGTTCATAATTTTGGCTAGTAGAACCTTGATCGTAGATATCGTCCGCTTGCGTTTCAGCATAATAACACACTTGCATATTAAATACTGGTTTTGATTTATGAACTCTAACAGTAATATACTTTCCTTTTGTATGATCATAATCAAATTTAATTTGGCCAGCTCCAGCTCGCGAGCTGTATGCTGTTCCACCAACTGTAAATGAACCAACTAATCCATCTTCTAACCATGGATTAACTCTATTATAAACTTTATTCTCGCCATTTTTAACAGCATAGGCTCTTCTATACAATTCTTGTTTTTCAGAAGATGGTATAGTTGTAGTAACTTGCGTAGGAGCCCATACTACGGTACCAGTTTCTTGACTATTATTAGTAGGCGGTGTATTTGACTGAATTACTTCGTATGCAATGCCACCGTCGGGATTGAAGAAATCAATTTTTATTTGTCTCGTTAATCCATCTTCAGGTAGTTTACTATATCCTACAAATGTAAATTCTTCCCAAACGCTATCATAAATTGATGTAGCCGTAGCATTTGACCCAATATATTTGTTATTATTATTCGTTACAAAATTGCAAAATTGAGTTATGACAATTTCCGGAATAACTGGCACTGCTGCATATGTAGCATAATCTTGTGATACTAGCTTTCTGCGGGTCCAAGGGAATCTAACCGATTTACCAGTTACATATTTTTTAGATCTCTTAGCAACATCAAATTCTAATGTCAATTCATTTTTATTAGGTTGCAACAAATATTCGTAAATCGATGCTTGATAATTTGGATCAGTAATATTTGACATATTATAATTTTCAAAATTATCAACAAAGAAACCGAATTTATATCTTTCGAGAGTAGAATCTACAGAACTTTGAATTGTTCTATTTCGAGTAGAATTTTCTAAAGCCGAAATATTTTGATTATATTCTAATGCAGCAATTCTCCTTTCGAGGGCAGAAATTTCTTGCATAGTATAACCAGACGTCTGTTTATCGACTCGTGTCATTAAATTACTATAACGACCAATCCTATTACTACCAGCACTAATATTAATAATTCTCTTATTAATGATTTCTTTTAATTGTGAAGAAATATTTTCTGGAATAGAAGGATAGGGCGCAACATCGCAAGTATAAATGACGAGTTTTTGTATGTCATCTTTCTTTCTTGTTTCTGAAGCGCCTACAGTAATATCAAAAGCTCCATCTGCTTTGATAGCAATTTCATCTCTACGTGATTGATAAACATCGTAGTCAAATGTGAAATCACTTTGAGGTTTTGGAAATTTAAAATTAACACCTGTAGGGAATGAAACAGTTTCTGATGGATTGCATGTTAAATTTGGATCTGTATCACTCGTAGTTAAATTTGCAGTATTAGAAGCAAATATTCTAAAATCAGCACATTCTCTCAGATCATAATATTTGCCATTTTGACCATTCATTTCTGGTATTTCTAATGTATGCATCGAACTAGTTAAATTAGCCAATGGCGTTACATCATTTATACTGTAAGAATCAATGATTTTTAAGCCGTGTGTAGCTTCTGATATATGATCGAACTCAATCAAAATTTCTGTTGCTAATGCAGTAGGATTTTCTACTTTTTCATCTTTATACAAATAACCCAAACCATAATAATTGGAATTTTGATTATGATCAATATAAAATTCATCAGTGATATTAGTTGCCGATTTTGTTGTGCCATTGTATACGGCTCTTAATCTAAAAATACCAGAGAAACCTAAACATTTTGGCCAAGTACCAGCAGATGTCACGCGTACGAGTGAACCGCGATTAACCGTTAGATTAGATTTAGTGTCTGTAACTTTTTGGTCATATGTAATTGTAACAGATGAACCAGAATTTACATTGTAACCAAGATCTACGGTCAAATTAAGTTGATTGCTATCTACGCTAGCTGACATATTAGATCTTTTGTCTAGAGGTATAGGTACGTCTTTCGGGAAAAATCGAGTAAACGAATGAGTACCGACAGCAAAAGCACTATTATATGTTCTAATGGTCATTTTATTTTGACCGCCAATGCTCAAAATTTGAGCTGCGTTATTGCTAGCATCGCGGATCCAATCACCCACTTCATAAGTAGCTGCAAATGTAGTAACCGGACTTGCGCCGACTGTTATTTCATAAGCATTGACACCAAAACCGAGGTTTACAGATTCTTTACTTGTTACTGAAATTCCAGTAAAATCTGCTGATGACACTACAATATCATTTTCTGGTATAATGATCAGATCATTTTCTTCTACATCACTAAGAGAAGCAATGTATGGGAATATGACATTTCCTGAATCTGCTGATACACTTAATTGACCATTTGTCGCGACTGATACTGACGTGGTAGATTGTCGATATATGTACGAATAGGTAGAAAACGATTTGATAGGAGCATTAATGTTAAAAATCATCGCATTGCGCGCAGCACCTATAATTTCTGCATTTTTAGTATAAACCGCTGCTCTATAATTATCAGCACTCGCTACTGTTTTTATACTGCGCAATACAAATTCATTACCATTCTCAAGAACTACATCAGCAATACCATCAATTGTTGTACCACCATTATTTGGGCTATATAATGCTCTTACACTATCAAATCTTTTGCCTGTATTCATGTTAATATCGTACAGATATACACGATATTTCGCATCAGCAGTACCTTGAATACCAGATTCATATATAACATTTCTTATACGAGCTGTACCAATAGTAGTACCACCTAATAATGCCGGGTCTCCACCGATATTTTCGCTAATAAAATTAGCTGCAGTATCTTTTAAATTTACTAGTTGTGTTTCAGTAAAAATATGTCCGCCGCCTACTTCATTGACAACAATATAGTTTGCATAATCTAAATCAATTCCAGTACCCGTTACTGTCTCAAATTCTGTTGATTTAGGTACAGATTTGGCGAAGTTAGTCTCTGTCTTAACTCTATAACCCTGAATATATGCATGTCCAGGATCGAGAACATATTTAAAATTCGTGGCCGAATCTGTAAAATCTAAAGTAGACTGTGTAGTACCATTAAATTCGTCTAAAACATAGTTACCAGATTCCTCAAACGCTCTCTGAGCAATCATATCACCGATTTTATTGTATTGTGTTTGCTTATTTTGTGAGTATGGTTGACCTTCTGCGAATCTTACAAGAGGAAAATAATCAGAAGAAGCTAATTCTTCTGTTTGATTTTTAACTACGAGAGTTGGAGTAAGCTTTAAACGATCTGCACCCGGAGCGCCTGAGTTGAGGAAACCGCCGGCATTATCATATAATGATGCATCAGTAAATACATTGACAACTGATTCAACGCTATTAAAACCTATAGAGAGATCTGAAGGAGTATTAGAATATTTGGTAACCATTTTAAATTGTGGACCAACATTCAAAAATAAACCTTTCTGATAAATTTTACCTGATGATACTGAAGCGCCATAACCATAACCAACTGGATCAATAAAATCTGCTGTGCCAGCAATTGTAACTTCTTGATAAAAATCTTGTGGTGAAATAACAAGGTTTTGAATTTGTGTAGGAGTAGCACCGAGAGAATATACACTGACATGAGGCAATACACTATAACCAAAACCACCTCTAGTCAATTCTAAATCTGATACTTGACCTGCGCTTGTCGTTACAACTTTACCAGTTGCTCCTTGACCTAAGAATTTTACAATTCTCAATTCATTATTACTGGATGAAGATGTTAAAATTGTACCGACTGCTAAATCTTCCCAAGATTTTACATCTAGTCCGCTACCTGATTGTTTAGTCGGATTTGGCTTAATTCTTAGAATAGAAGTCAAATTTTCTGTATTTGAATAAAAATCAGAATCATTAGTCAATAATACTTCGATCGTACCAGAAGAATTTTCGAGAGATTCTCCTTGAACAAATGGTACAGGCCAATTATTATCAGAATCGGTGACTGTTTCTACTTCAATTGCTGGTAGAATAACGACAACATCACTGTTTGAAAACGCTTGTACTGTACCACCTGAAGATACAGTCAGATCGAATAGTCTATTATCTTTTGCAAATACTCTGAGAATATTGCCTTGCGTAAATGCATCAACAACTTGTGTTACATCTGCATCATCATTATAATCGAGATACAGTGTTTTTAGATTACCATTTGGATCATTTTCAAAACCGTTTTCTACGTGTTCTACGCGCGCGATTTTATTTGTAACGTTTTCTTTTACAAATAATCCATTGATGTCAGCCAAATCTACTGCAGCCCCTGATTGCGTAGTATCTAGAATCTTGACATAAGGAAAAGCATTTTTAAATTCAAAGTCACAACCTTCGAGAATCGTACCTGATTTTAAAATATGATCACCGAATTGCTCGACTTGATCTTGCAAAATAGATTGTAATTGATTTACTTCTCGTACTTGAACTGCAGTTGCAGGTTTGAATAATATACGATAGTAATCTTTTGATCTATCGAAATCATCAAAATACGGAGATGAGAGTAAGTTTGTATTTAGGGGCATTACTTAAAACTCCAATATTACACGAATTTCTTCTGTTTGATTTTCTTCTCTATCGACAGGAATATCATTTTGTATATAAATCACACTACCTGAGTTTGGATCTAGATCTCCATACACAATATCTAGCTCATTACCGACAATACCAGACATAATAGCACCGCTACTTGAACCAACTATGTCTCCAATTGTACTAAAGTCTCCTACAATATTAGTAAGATAAATGTTATTTCCTTGGATAGAATGAACTTGTGCTGTAGCAGATCCTTGAGTCACTGTTTCATCTTCTTCAAATGGACCATTAGAAATAGCAGAGCCGATTATTTTTATAGTTTGCCTAAAATTATTAAAAATAAAATCAGCATTGCCATCATTAATCCTATTATTTATATCAATTCCTTTAATGGTTGCTATATTTTTAGATTGTAACCCATATATTGTACTCCCTTTTCTAAATTCTGGAGTACAATCATCAACTAACATGCCTGTAGCAGGAGTATTTGTTAATGGAAATGGCGGGTTCACATTACGAACAGTGGCTTCAGCTTGTTTATGAACATAATATACAGTGCATAATGTACCGTCAGTAAAATTGGTCGCTTCAGATAAATGAATAGCAGTAGAATTAGATGCATTACCTACCGTTGTTAATAGATGAGTAGGATTAACTCCATCATTGGTCACTATGTACACATAATCGCCCGATTTAAAATGTCTACCGTATTCGTTACTGGATAAACCAGATTGATCTAACATAAAATTACCGACAACGCTATTAGCCATCCATGATGCTTGATCACCTAATTGCAATTTAGTAAATTGGCAAATAGTTTCTCCTTCAATGAAACCTCCTGAAACATTTTCGGTATAAATTGCAACGTTCGCAAATTGTGGATTTCTGATAATTCCAAATTGTCCGAAAGTATTTACAGGTTCAACTAATCCAGATTCCCCTCGATTAAATCGAGTACTAAATGAAATTCTTTTAGCTCCGAATTCAACTACAGTATTTGCACCATGACCACCTTGAGGTGATGCGATTGGTCTGATTTCTGCTGGAGTTACAACAACAGACAAACCATTTACTTGTCTTGGACTACCCGTCAAAACTCTTGCTGTACTATAAGAATAATTCGCTCCGACATCTAACATTTCTATTTTGTGTACGCTATCAGAGGCTGTTGCGTTAATAATAGCGCGCGCTACTGCATTTGTAGTCTGCGTACCATCTCCTATAATCTCAACTGCGGGCGAAAGTTCATAAGTTGTTGTTTCATCCGGTATGGTCAAAAAGTTATCTTCTAATTCTACAAAAACACCACCAATATCTGGTATTTCTATTGATCTTATAACCTTGCGATATTGACCTGAACCTACACCGCTTGTCAAATACATCATAGTATTTTTATAGAAATTTTCAGTTTGATCAGCACCAACTTCTAAACGATAACATCGATTTGCATTTGTTAAATTATAAATGGCTGCTATCGATGCTGAAATTCTATTCAAATCCGCTACTTCAAATTTACCACTCAAATGATTTTGATAATTTTTACCGTGTGTAATCACTTTAATTACATCAATTGAGCCTTCGATAGCATTATCTTGTACAGCAGTATTCGCTGTAACTGGCATAAATTTTTCAGTAGCAAATTTAGTAAATTCTGTAGATGTAATAGAATACATGTATTTCCATTGATAACCATCAGATGTTTCATAATAGTCATCACCGGGTACATATAGATTTGCATCATATTTTGCATCTTCAAAAAGAGGTTTGATAGTGCTGGGAGAATTATTTGCATTATAAAGACACTTATATACATGTTTGTATGAATCTTCATCGACTGCAATATAAAAGTTTTTATCTTGAAGTTCTATAGTTTCATCATCATACATTTCGTATGTAGTACCTTCAACCCAATCGTTTCTATTCACTACGAATTTAATATCGGTATTAGATAAACGTTTTCCAAAAATCATATTTCGGAAAACATCTGAATTTAATTTTTTTATTGTTTCGAGAGGAGGATTTACTTCTTCGAGTGTCGAGGCAACAGATTCATGATCTCCCACAAAAGCATAGTAAGATGTGTTAGCTCTTTCTGTGATTGATTCTATTAGCTGATCTATAATATGTGTTTTAAATTCAGCTGGTACAAGTGTCTTTGCCATTTTATTCTCTAAAAATAATAGTTATTTATGTACTAACTGTAGTGTTAGTATAGAAAGTATTTTCATTAACAAATAAACCATATTGTTTAATATTCCATGTTGTCGATGATTGAGTTGCATCAATTCCGACAGGTGATTCTGAAGTACCGACAAAACCACCAAATGGTTTACTTCCTGACAAATGCAATACATCTATGAGTGTTTGCTTATATTTGCTAAATGGCAGAGAAGTTAAAACTTGATATGAATATTCTTGATAAAAATCATTGTCATGAAGATATTTATCCGAACTCAAAAATGATTTTCTATTGGGATGTACACCGGGCGCTATACCATTTTGACCTAAATAACCATACACAGATATTGATTTATTAGAATCAGTTACAGATCTTAAAACGAGAGGTTCTCCTCTGACGTAAGTATCTGTGACCGGATCGAGCTGCCGGCCAAAATATCCGATACCCGAATCAATAACTCTCAATGAAGTTGCAAAACCATCACCTGATAGAGTTTCGGTATTAATCACAGCATTTAAACCTACTCTTGGATGCATTCTTAATTCATCTACTACTTCAATAGTCACTGCGACACCCGATGTTTGTCCTTCAAGTGTATCACCTATTCTAAAGTCTTCATCTACGCTCCACTGAGTATCTGAATTAGCAGTTACATCTTGAGAAGCAAAAAGTCGTGTGACCTTCATTTCTCTTTTAGTAATATCAAAGCTCATAATTCTGCCGAATGCATTGTCTTTGCCAGCAGATTTTACTATCTCTCCCAGTCTAAAAGCTTTTCTAATATTATCAGCACCTTCATCATAGTATTTAATATAGAAATCATATCTCTCAGTATGGAACGCAAGTGGATCAAATACAATATAAGATGGAGCGATACCGTATCCTTCACCCGGGTTAGTCACTACAATTTGTTCTAATGACCCTACTGATATAGCTGTATTAGTATAATTTAAAGCATCAGATAAAACCGTATTAGATAATTGTATTTGGTTACCAGATGCAATCCATTCAAAAACAGAATTAGGATTACCGGTATCGTAATTTAATATATCGCCTATATTAGTTGAAGCGATATCTAATAGATTAATATAGAACGGACCACCTTCTCTTGTTGTCGTTTCATAATAGAAATAATCTTGTGTATCAGAAAGAGATGATTCAGGTCCTTTGAACGATGCCTTATTGGTAAAAGAAAAGCTATTATTATTCGACGAACCACTTGCATACGAACCTAATTCGGTATTTGATGTGTAAGTATTTGCTAATTTTTTAAATGGTATGCCGCCCTGTAATTCGGTTCCATTATTAATAATACCAATTTGTACATTTGATAATTTCGTAATATTGCATTCTAAATCTTTTTCACCAACACGATTTCGATAAAATGGTTTATTTGTTCTAAAAAAACCTTTTTCTCTGATAACATTAGCGTACAGCTGACCTGAAGTAGTATTTGCAAATGTGTTTGCTACAACGGCATGTACGTATCTTACACCCGCTGTTTCTTCTTTTTGATATAGAATATCTCCGCCTATCAGTGGTTGTCCTGTTGTTGTATATTCAAGTGTAAGAGTATTGCTCGTTGCAATAACATTGCCTGATATAGATGCATCAACAATGTTTGCTGTTGTGTCGACAACTAACTCGGCGCCGTCTGATGTATAAAAAGAGCTAATTACATTTGAATGAAATAAATTACCATCATCTAATTGTATTTCATTATTTGAATTTACATAATTGGATTTTATATAGTTTACAATTATATAGTCTTGATTTGTATTAACTTCAACAATAGTACAATTAAAAACAACATTTGATGCAGTATTACCATTATGATAGACTAATAAGTCTGTGCCTAAAGTATATGCAGCCGCGTTACTATTATCTTGATCAAAAGTAATTAATGATAAATCTTGATGTACAGATTTAAATCGTTGAAACGGATCAACATGATAAAAATAATCTGTATTTTCAACAGTTATATCATCTAATAATAATTCTCTATCGGCACCAATTACAAGAGAATCCGCGCTATATCCCCAACCTGATTCATGATCGAGAATATCAAAACTTACTACACCCACCTCTGATTCTATACTAGTAACGATTGCCCGGGCCTTTTTACCTTTTCCGCCCTCGACGACAACCTCTTCACCTACCACAAAATTTGGATCAGTAGCATTAATTTCTAAAGAGGTCAAAGAACCAATCACTTCGTTTTGATATACTATATCTGATCCTATTTCTGGTCTAGTTCTTATTTGTTCGTTTGTCTGAAATACACCATTCAATGCGCTTAGGTATATTACTTCTACAAACAAAGATCCCTTTTTAACTCTTACTAATCTTTCAGCAAAAGCTGTAGCTTTCGATGTATCACCATAAATTTGTCTACCTATAAATCCTACATTAATAGGACTAGGTACCATTTCTAAATATCTTTTATTTTCCCATTCATTATCAGATAGTTTAAAAAGATCGCGAGCTGGCTCGTATACTCGCGCTTCTAATCCATATACTAATTTAAAAAAGAGATCAACTGCTCGTTCTGTACCCTTCGCTCTATAAAATTCTAAAGCATTTTTAATAAACAGTTTCTTATTTGTTGCAATATTAAATTGAATATTCGGCAGATATTTGTTTTTAAAGTCTAGAATAAACTCGTCGAGAGTATTATCAATATCTCTATAATTTGTTAAATTCCTGCTGTGATGTAACGTTGCTGATGGATTATCGACGACTGTCCATGGATCGCTATCTTTTGCATCGCGAGGTTTATATTCAAATTGTTTGCTTTCTAACCATTCATAATATGCTTTTACAAAAGCAATGAACTGCGGCCCTTCTTCACGATAAAAATCTGGCAGTTGCGTACTGACGAATTTAGAAATATTTTTTTCTATTTCAATTGACATTAAAGTCTAACCTGCTGGATTTTTACAGAAATATCTTCGTCTAAGACTCTGATAATAGAGCGCCGTTGTGAAAAAATATCTTTAGCTCGAGGCGTAACAGTCAATTTAAACGTGGTCTTTAAACTACCTGTCGAAAAGTTTTCTAGTTTAATTACCCCAGTATCATAATTAACAACTCCAATCGGAGTAATAATTTCGTGCTCATCTCCATTTTCTCTAACAACGTTAATTGTGCCTAAGCCGTCATCCTCGAGAAAAGATGTCATACCGTCATAGGTAAATGGTTCAGATTTAACAACAGACAATTGATTTTTCGAATGATTTCCTAACTTTTGACCTATATCATTTTTTAATTGCATTGCAAAATCAAGAGTGTAATTTCTTTTTGTCTGTTCTGGTATTGCAATAAACTTTGTAGCAGATACTGTCGTATCGTTACTGATAATAGAATCTTGAGCGGCGTCGATAGCAGCGATTAATTTACTATAATGTAGCGTTTTATTAAATCCTTCCAAATTATTTGCATTAAATGATTGTATAGCAGAAATTACAATTGCTCGTATATCATCTACACCGAGAGATGTCTGAGTAATATTATATTTCACATTTGAATTAACACTCAGATACATGTAATCAGGTTTTACGAAAACTGGATCGATAGATAACGGGCTTCTAGGTTTGACAAATTGTCTATACTTGTCTCTAAAGCTTTTTGGCAATTCATCTGTATTTTTTAAATCAACTGCGACGATAACTTTACCAAACATAGGCGGTTCGAACTCTTCTCCGCCATATGCAGCAACATCATTGATTTCTGAAAAATTTGCTTTTAATAATGTAGCATAATCGTTAGCAGTCACAACTCTTTCCTGTGTAGTAAAAGCACGAGGAGCATTGAGTTTAATTGATTCTAAACTTTCGGGTACAGAGCCTGCTGCTGCTCGTTCGATAGTCTCGATATCAGTAACAGATGCTGTGCCGATAGGACCATCAGCAGCAAATTTTGAAATACCATTTGGTAATTCGCCATTGCACGCACGATATTCTATAAGAACGATAGAATTATTTTTTGGCGGTCGACCTATTACTCCGTCGCCGAATTGTATTTCGTAAGTATCACCTTCTGCGGCTTGAAGAAAATAAACTTGATCAGCAACACCGAGACCAAGTAAACTATCTGTCCTTTCATATGACAAAACTGTAGCACCATTATCCTCAATTATTGTAACTTTAATACTATTAGTATCAATTGTTTTATTTGTTACGATATAGCGAGCTGTTTGACCAACAACAAAAGAGTCTTTTACATAATCTCCTTCATATAGAATAACATCTTCAGCCGTGTATTGGTTTGTGTCCGTCTGTAGAGCTTGTATATTTTCTGAAGTAGTAAACGTAAAGTTTTTATTTCCTGAAGTGCCAGTAAAAGTAGTGCCGCGCGGAATCAAAACCGTAGCATTCGTAGTATTATCTGTTAGCACAATATTTACACGTGCATATGCAGATCTAAATGATCGAGGAATATAATTTAATTCTTTTACATGAGAAATAATTGAATCACGTAATAAAGCAGAATCTAAAAACATTTCACTTGCTATCATATTAATATAAAAATTATTTAGATTCGTATTATATGCTAAAACATCAAGAAGAGCATTGATATTCGAAGCTTCGAAATCATAATCTTTAAAGATATGACCGTATTCTTTTGAACCGGATAGATATTCTTTTAGATTTTGTTTTATGCTATCGAAATCGAGAGTTGTAAGATTTTTGCTTGCGGCCATTTTAACGTACTCTATAAAGTGTGATGTCTAGCGTTTCGTCCGTTTGAGATGTAATGATACTAAAAACTATATGTACATTCATTTCGTTGTATTCTTCGTTTGAAGTTACTTCAACGCTGTTTAATCGAACTCGCGGCTCATAATTTTTTACGAGCTCTTTAATATGTCTTTCAATTTCTTGAGGTATCCGCTGATCATCGAATGGCTCGAATAAATGTCTTCTAATATTACCACCAAAATCGGGATTTCTCAGCTTCTCATATTTATTAGTGAGAATAAGATTGCGCAATGCCATTTTAACAGCATCAGCATTAGTTTTACGGCTAATTTGTTGAGTATGAGGATGAGCTAAAAAAGTATGATTAAAATCGCTATAAAAATCACGTCTTTTATCTGATAGCTTATATTCGTCATTCTTCTTGGCTGTTTTTACACCCATGGTTTTCTCTTTTAATTTCTATTTATGATCCAATACCAGTGCTACCACTAATTGCGCCAGTGTTAATATCTGCTGCTAATGTTCCGGGTGTATGAGTATGATTTAGAGTAGCAATAGCAGAACCATCAACTGTCGTACCGGCCGGCAAATCTAAAGTGCCCCCGCTTATCGATATACTGCCACCAGAAACTGTAATAGTAACTCCTTGACTAACAATTTTAAAATTGTCGCAATTTATAATAACTTCGGGATCATTCCCTCCGTTATGTTCAATTGTAAATGTTGAATTACAATTGATTACAAAATTATTAGCTTTAACATCAAAATCATCATTAGCATTTACATTAAATTCATTACTGTAAAATTGTACATCAGAATTGATTACAAAATTATTGGCTTCAACATTAAAATCATTGCTATAAAATTGTACATCAGGTAATATACCATCACATTGATCTACAACCATAGCATTACAATTTATAATAAAGTTATTAGCCTGAATATCAAAATCTACTTCACATGTATTTCCAACATCATCTCTCACATTTGCAGCTTCTGTATTTTTAGTATTAGCTAATGCTGCTAAATCATTTGCTAACTGATAAGCATTTGTTTCTAATTGATTACAAAACTCGACAAATCCAATTGTATCATTCGAAAAATTTAATGTATTTGCAACATTAATAACATTATATGGAAATATTGGTAGATGGTATGCAGATCCATTTACGGCTACACCATTAACTGTCGAATAAGAAGGAACTAAATTGCCTTCAGTAGTATGACTGCGAGTTCCATCGGGATTCAAATCAACATGACATGTACTCATTATTAAACTCCCGCGGGTATTTCTATATTATTTAAAGTATCGGCACTTTGATTAATGCTATCAACAGCAGTTTCTATTTCTCCTACTGTATCCATCAATGTAGTGACCTGGCCTAGTACATCTTCTCTGAGATCAAGTAATTCATTAAAGCCCAATTGCTCTAAGGCCTGATCTTTCAGACTTTCATAAATCCCGGTTGCTTGATTATATAAACCAATTGCATTTTCGAGTAAAGTATTTTTGAGAGTGCTGAGTGTATCAAAAACTAAATCGGTAATACAATTAGCTAATCTCGTAGCGGCCTGTGCTGCAGCCGCTGCTAATCCAGCCAATGCTCCAGCCAATTGAGCTATCTGTATAGCCAGTTTAATTGCCGCCTCGATTGCTGGACCTGCCATTCCAGTCACTACCTTTTTAGCCCATTTAATTATTTTTAACGGATCAGATGGTAATGATAATATCGGTGCATAATTAGACATTAACTCGCTAATCTCTTGTGCTTTTCCTTTAATCATATCAACAACAGTTTTTACGTGTTCTTCAACTAGCATTTCTAATCTTTCACAACTAAACTCTCCTGCGACCATTGCAGTTTGGCCTTCAGGAGGACCAGGTATTTCTACCTCAGTCATGCCTGTAGCGGCTTCAAGTTCCGCTTTCATTTCATTGAGTCGATCTATTGTTTTTTCAACTGACATTATTTTTACCTTATTCTATACCAGTTATTACACCATTAGTCACTGTTACTACTTTACCATTCAATGCTGTAAATGTATCCGAAACACCGATTTTTGTTCCCATACCATCTCGTACAAATAATGGTCCGAGAATAGATACACTGGGAGTATCGAATGTCACACCCACCTCAGATTTTACAGTGAATTCATTGCGAGAATTAAATGTAGCTGCTCCATGCATATCCCAAAATGTATTGCCAATAGTATTTAGCGTTTGATTACCTCTAACGTCGAGCGCCATGTCAGTACCTACGCGCGTCACCCATTCATTTGATACATCAATATATAAACCTCTTTCCTCATTCCCTCTTTTTCTTTCATCTGCTGGTAAATTACCTACACTGAGATAAAAGTTATTTTGAGTTGTATGAGAAGCATTATTTTTAACATCAACATAATAATTAAATGCATCATCATCGCTAGCTTGCCTCGCATCACTCCCTGCGGGATCATAACCAACATTTAAATACGTATTATTTTTAACGTCAGTAATATGATTCGCAGTTCCATATTCTGTTCTGCTTTCACTAGCTGGTTTCCAACCAACGAGAGACAATTGATTATTTTTGATATCTAAATAGCTATTAGTAACATCATTGTCTGTAACTTGTCTAGCTTCATCAACTGGTTTCCAACCTACAGTTGTAAAACTATTATTTCTAATATCTTCATATCTATTTGCTACATCAGTTTTTGTGATATTTCTAGCATCGTCAAGAGGTTTCCAACCAATATTCAGTAGACTATTATTTTTAACATCAGTATATTGACTGACAACTTCGATATCACTTAACTGTCTAGATTCACCATCACCTCTTTCATTATTTCTCGGTATCCAACCAATAGTTGTGACTTGATTATTTGCTAGCTCTATATAATAATTTTTCTTTGAATGCTCGTCAAGTTCTCGTGCATACGTATATGACCAACCGATATGTAGTTGTACGTTGTTTGCTACATCAGTAATAAAGTTTGCCTGTTGTTTTTCGGGCAAAACTTTTTTGTCCATAATTTGTAATAATTTATTCTCAGCATTATTCCAAATAAATTCATCATTTTGATAACGAGCTATTTTTGATTTTATTACTCTCTCGCCATCAGTTGTTGTTCGCGGTGCAAATCCAACGGCAATAAACATATTATTGCCTGTCGTATGAAACTCGTTATTACTAATACCTGACGTAGTATTATTAGCAACTTCTATCTTTAAACTTTCTTGAACAAGTGTTTCTTTATTTCCTACAACAATATTATATTCATTTTCTGTAGTCTTTCTAACTCGTCTTCCTTCCCACTTTTCTTTTACTGATGTATGGGAATAATCTGGTTCTTCCCATGCATTAGGCCCCATATTTTGTGGATATGCTCCCTTTAATCCATCTCTATTTTGTTCTGGCGGACCATTAGAAATTTCTTCATAGCTTCCTGAACGATGCCAAATATGAACTCTTTCATGGCCTGGAGTATCGTCAATTTCTATCGCATGTCCAGATTTTGTAGTATGAACTAAATTATATGGATATTTTGTATCATAATCTGATGGCGGTTGTTTTACTAGACCTAACTTACCAGAATTATACGGATGTTTAGGTAATAATTGTCCACCTACTTCAGGTGCAATTTCAGCTTCATAATCTTGACCGAGAGGATGATTAGCCACTCTTTGTTTATCAGACCACCAACCTTTCGCTAAGGCTGATACATCCATGTATTCATATTCTTCAGTTGGTACATCTACCTGTAGCATTTCACCTGTAGCTTTATCAGTAGGCGGCTCAGGATATAATGAATTTTTATGATACGTACCAAAAATAATTGGAATATTTGCTTCATGACCGTCGAGATAAAATCCAAATACATATGTGCCAATTGCAATACCAGTCGGAGATGTACCAACAGCATCAATCCAAAATGGTGTCTCAAATTTTTCTAATTCAACTATCTTACGATAACTTAAACTCGAAGATTGAATAGAAGAAAGCGGCCACGCCCATAATAGATCTTCATCATTAATACCATATGTACCTTCTACTTTTCCTAATTCACCAGTTTGATCATGTAATACTCTTACCTTTACACGGCCAAGATAACGTTGAGTTTGTTTTTCTTCTTCAGGATCAAGCTTGACAACTCTGCCTACAAACCAATTAAAAGATTCACCTAAATTATAATATGCCATCTCATTATCCCAAAGGCTGATTAAACTGATTTGGTTTAGCAGCTTCCATTACCAAAAAATGATTAAATCTGCCGTCATGTTGTTTTTCTAAACGATGCTTTAAATTAGTTACGATATAATTAGATACAAAGATTTTACCTCGTGGTCTACTTTCAGTCGTACCAGCTATAATTGGTAAATCAAGATTAACAATATCACCAACTCTCATATTTGTATCACCATATGTTCTAAATCGTATAGAATATTGAAACATTCTTTCACGAAAAGCCCGTTGAAAATGTATATTTTTATTATGTTCCATTTCTTCTCGTGTACCATCTTTTACAGACATTCGTGTCAGGCCCGGACGCACGGTAGTAAAATTATTATAATCTGAACTATTAAAATCATTTGGATCATCTGTTTTGGCAAATTTTGTATGATCAACAGGATTATTGTATTCTTCTTTTAAATAATATGTGCCACGATGTATATCAAATTGACGAATTTGATTTCTCATAGCTCCTTTCATTACTTTGCCTATTGATGAACCTTGTGATATTGTTTCATACGATAAAATATTTCTAAAGTTTATATCAGTTCCATAATCGGCTACTCTATTCACTGTATCTAAAACAAAGTTTTTTTCTGAAGCTTGAGGTTTTCTGTCTTTAATTAGTTTTTCTATTGTTTGAAAATGATAGCCTTCATTGTCTTGATAAAAAACAAAGAGCGATGATTTATTTTGTTCAGCTGATACTGCTCTTTCTTTAATAATATCTACTACTTGAAATGGTCTGACATTATTGACAACGTAATCAAATTTGCCTTTTGTATTCTCTATAGTTTTTAAATCTACTTCTGCATTTAAATCGTTCTTAATACAATTAAATAAAGCATCATGATACAACATATCTTTGTATCTTTTCGTATAAACTTTAAAACTATTTTTTAGAAAGTCTTTTGTAGTACAGCGCAAAATATAATATCGCATATTCGATTGATCATTGGCTCGCATCGCGACTACACTTTCTATAAAAAAATCGTATGAAATAGTTTTTCTATTAGGTGTTTGCAATTTTACTGATATCAGTTCTTCACCACCGAGCGGATACTCGTTGACTAAATCAATGCCTTCACCGATATAAAAATCAGCAGTCACTGTATGATTATCTAAAGATTCAAAAATATCAAACCTCTGAACAATATTATGAATGTTCATTGGTTTTGATCCATTAAATTTTGTCAGCTCAATCTTATCACCTACAATGATAATGTCGCCGGCATCATTTGCTTGTCTAGCCATATTATTTCATCAAATTATCGAGTTGATCGTTAAGAGTAACTGTATATGAATCATCAACTAAGTATATATTTCTCTTTAATTCGTTTTTTTCTAATTCTAAATCAAAATAACTATATGGAGAAAAATATACTTGTTCATCAGCTGGGATTACATTTTGTAAAAGAGTATATGTACTATGATCAAAATTTATTGTTTGTTTTGAATCATCACCAGTCACATCAAAATTGGTTGTCATTGTACTCCAATCACCTGAAACATGTTTTAATATAACTGCAGAAGTATTTGCAGCTGAAACAGTCGCTACACTATCTGAAAATCTGACTAGCTCATCAATATCAAAAGTATTTGCAACTTCTGAACTAAATGAATAAGAAATATTCATATTTGTAGAAGCATACATTTCTTCTTTTTTGCGCTGATAACCTCTTACGCCTGACACATTGCTGACTGGATCATAATATTTTTTGTGATTTGTAGGCAAAGCATTATATCCATCATACGATAATACAGAAATATCACCGCGGTAATTATTACGATATACAAAAGTTTTTGCTTGGGCTTTTTCTATAGATCCATACTTATTTTTAATGTGTTGTAGAAAAACTGAATCTTCGAGCGGAACATCATGATATGGATCTATGATATCATTTGTATGATATATTAACCAATCTAAATCAACATCATCATAATAATCATAAGCTATTGTTTCTATTCTTTCGCCATCTTTTATTTCGGTCTCATAGAAAGCCGTGTAAAAATCTTTTACTTTATTATTAAAATCTACTCGTCTTAAAATATTGACAGCTGGTTCACCATTATATGCAATCAACGGAAATTTTCTAAAATATTGATGACGAATACTCATGATCCACCCTCAGTTCTAGATACAAACATTTCTACTTCTTGTATTCTCATATTACATCTAATAGAAACGGGTTTCCCATTTTGAAAAAATGCAGAAGTACCTTCGTCGGAAAAGTTTATACTAAAGTTTTTTACTGCACATTTTTTAAATTTACCCCATAGTCCGTCTTCTGGCATTACTACAGGCTGTACTAAATGTGGATAATCAATAAATGTATTGGCATTTACTGGCAATATTTTTTCTTTGATATATCTTAAAACTTTATCTAATACAGCGGCTTCTTCGGCAGATCTCGGTACAAATTTCCAGCTCCAATCAAATTCTCGTAAATCTAAACCTTTAAAAAATACAGAAGGATGAGGATTTGGTATAGTACCAGCCATTTGACCAGCAATACCGCCCAAAACTGGTTCTGAATCAACTAATTTTAAAAATGCTGCGCTTTTTAATACATTAGCTGCATCTTCTTTGAAATTTTCCCCCATACTCGATATCAATTGTCCTGCATCTACTTCTTTACCATCTCTCATCGATCTCATGCCAGCTGCAAGACTTTGACCAGCGGTTGTCTGAGCCATTTCACCCAACACACCGGTATCTCTTTCTTCATATCTAATGCCGTGTGATACATTAAAAGCTTCAGGTATCGGTAATCTAACAGTCTCATCGAGTGCTGTTTTTCCGGATTCTGTGGGTGAAGGGCGCTCATAACGATGGAACTGAAGTTCGAGATGCGCTGCTGCATTTTGTTTTAAATCTGGCGGATAATCTAAACCATCATAACGGTAATCTTCTCTACCTAATAATCGTTCTTTCTTTTTCTTTATTCTTTCTTGCGGACTTGTCTTATATGGATCAGGTACTCGGTTGCTAGCAATATTCATATCAACCGGGTTTTTAGGAAACAAACCAGGTAATTTAGTTTTTTCTTGAACAGAATTGACAACAGCTGGTATCAATGCATCGCTCGATGTTTTTGGTATAGCGCCGGCACCATTTAATTTGGCGGCTAATGTAGTACCTAACTCTAACATCGATTTTTGACTATTTGTGGCGCGTGAAATAGTCCCGCTAACATCTCCATTGATAACGCCAGGATTTGACGTCAGAGATGAACCGATATTTTTTACAGCGGCCATTTGAGTTTTTTCTATAGAAGAAAGATTGCTTTTTAATTGACCAGCTAATGGTCCAATAGAATTTAGTGAAGTTTTGTCAATTGCCATGTGGTTTCCTATATATAAATGTATGGCTAAAACTTATAAAGGAACTTTTAAACCAAAAAATCCTCGAAAGTATCGCGGTGATCCTACCAATATTATTTATAGAAGTCGCTGGGAATTAGTCTTCATGAAGTATCTTGATGATCATCCGAGTGTAAAAGAATGGGCTAGTGAAGAGTTAATCATTCCTTATAGATCACCAATAGATGGTAGAATGCACAGATATTTTCCAGACTTCTGGTTAAAGAAAGTCAATCGCGAAGGCAAACTTGATACGGTCGTAGTGGAAATAAAACCAAGACACGAAACCGTAGAGCCAACTCCGCAAAAGAAGCTCACTAAGAAGTATTTATATGAAGTGCGGACATGGGGAATAAATAAATCTAAATGGGTCGCAGCTGAAAAGTTTTGTAAGAAACAAGGCTGGGAATTCATGATACTCACCGAAAAAGAACTAGGCATTAAATTCTAATGGCCACATATATCTTTCAGAAAATTGCAAATGATGGGAAAGCCGAAGGCTTTGAACCAGGTTCAGAAGAGGCAAGAGATTGGTACAGAGATACTGCTTCTGCTGTACGCAATGTAAATACTCGTCGCGAGCTAAGAAACAGAGCTAGAACTTATAATAAAATGGTGGCACTCGATGTTGGTCGAATGTATATGTTTTTCTATGATCCTAAACATAAAGAAAAACTACCGTATTATGATATGTTTCCTCTGATTTTTGTTTTAGAGAAATATACTGATGGATTTCTCGGCATGAATTTGCATTATTTGCCACCCATTTTCAGAGCTCGTTTAATGGATAGATTATACAGTATTGAAAGACAAGATAATATACGTGAATCAAAAAAATTACGATTAAACTATAGTTTATTAAATAATGCAGCAAAATATAAATACTTTAGGCCTACTGTCAAACGTTATCTTAATTCACAAGTAAGATCACGGTTTCTTTGGATTCCATACGAGGAATGGGATATAGCATTAATGCTACCCACACAAAGATTTAAAAAATCAAAACAGAATGTCGTATGGAAAGACTCTAAGCAATTAATTCAGAGAAGATAAAATGTCATTCAATGTAGATTCTTGGCGCAGCACAGTCAAAGATAGTTTGCCCGCCACTTTGTATCAAGTTGTTTTAACTGGCACTCCGCTAAATGGGAGAGAAGTTGTTTTGCGAGCTGAATCAGTCACAACACCAGGTTTAGCGTGGCTTTCAGTTGATAATTTCTCGCCGTATGGTAATGGTAAAATGTACAATATACCATATCGATATAATCCTCAAGAAATACAAGTCGTGCATACTGTTGATGATCAAGGTGAATTACTTAAACAATTTAAAGATTGGGGCGATAAGATAATCGATTTCGGCGCACCCGGTCAAGCTAATGCAAAAATGGGCGCTTTATTCTATAAAGATTATGTATTTGATATGATGATTATGATTCATAATAGAAACAGTCAAGCGCCTGTCAAAACATATCATCTCGAAGAGGTGTTTCCTACTTCTGTCGAACCCATCAATTTTTCTTGGGGTTCATATGACGAATTAGCTAAAGTCAATGTTAGCTATCGTTATACCAAATTTTCAATTAATTGATAAACAAAAGGTTATAATATGGCACTACCTAAAATTCAAACTCCATCCTTTGAAATTTCTTTACCTTCGACCGGAGAGAAACTGTTTTATCGTCCCTTTCTTGTCAAAGAAGAAAAAATTCTTTTAGTATCGAAAGAAACAGGAGAAACAAACGAAGTCTACAACGCAATCAAACAAGTAATTAATAATTGTGTTGTGTCAGAAGACTTCGATATCGATAAATGTTCTACATTTGATTTAGAATATTTGTTTATTAAAATACGGGCTGTCTCAGTTGGTAATATTGTCAAATTTAAAGTAGTTGATAGCGATGATGGCATCGAGTATGATTTAGAAGTTGATCTAAACGAAGTAGAAATTAAATATCCAGATGGAGAAATATCTAAAACTGTGATGTTGGATGATGTAACAGGTTTGGTAATGAAATATCCAACTCCTAAAATTTCTGAGAGAATCAATAATCTGTCTTCGTTAAGCGATATTACATACGAGTTAGTAAAACATTGCATCGAATATGTTTTTGATGAAGAAGAAACATATGCTTGGGATTTAGAAGATCAAAGAACAAAAGACGAATTTCTCGAAGCATTGCCTGTAGAATCATATGCTAAAATTGCAAAATTCTTCCAACAATTGCCGAAGATCGAGCATACAGTATACTATACTAATAGTAACGGTAAAGACAAGAAAACAGTTTTTAGGAATTTAAACGATTTTTTTATGTTGGACTGAGTTATATAGATTTGTATTCGCACTACAAACTGACTTTTAATATAACTCAGTATCATAATTATTCAACAACTGAAGTCGAAAACATGATTCCATTTGAAAGAGATTTACATTTAGATTTTATAAAAGAAAAAATACAAAAGATGAAAAATAAAAATGAATTATCAGATCAGGTGTAATAATGGGTAAAGCAAGTTTAATTACTGGCGGCGCCAAAAAACTTATTCAATTAGCTAGAAAATTGAAAAAGAAAAAACCTGCTAAAAAGCCAAAACCGAAGAAAGATGCGGCAGCTAAACCTGCAGATCGCAAAAACAATCGTACTAAAAAAGAACAAGCTGATAGAGATAAGCGCGCAGCTGAACTCCGAGCGGCCAGAAAAGAAAAAGCAGCCGCCAAAAAACAACAAATACAGACAAAAGCATCAGGTTTTAAATCTAAAATTGCAAAGACACTGGGCGGTGTTAGTATATTAGGCGGCTTAGGGTCTATGTTAGGCGGTGGTCAAGGTTCTGAATCATCTCCCGATGGAGCTAGCGGTACTATTGTTGGAGCTCCAATCCCTCAAGAATCTGTTAGTCATAAAGAAGATCCTACTATTAATATTACTCAATTTGCTGCAGCATTAAATGCTTTAATGACTTCTGCTTCACAAATAAAATTAGAAGATAATGAAGAAAAAGCAAGTACCCTTGCTACAATAGAAATTATTGAAGATATTCAGATTGACGAAGAAGGAGGCTATCCGTTCATCGCTGCAGGTACAATGATACCAACAAAAATTGCAGAAATTGGAATATTGTTTGATATTGTAGATACAATGCGCAATGATATGAATGCTATTAGTTTGCGACTCGATTTACAAAATAAAAATTTAGTAGCAATCAAAGATGCATTGAAAGAAGCGATAGGTCTGAACATTCAGACAAAAAGAGATAATGAAAGAAGACGCGATGAAGAAGATGTAGAAAATAAAAATAAACCAACTAAAGCAGGATTTTTGAAAACATCTGCGCAAGCTGGTGCTGCCATGGTGGGTGTTGGCATGTTAGCAACTGCAACAAGAGCTTTAAAAGCCGCAACTCTAGGCGGATTAGCTATGTTTGCTGATGACATCGTAGATATGGTCACACCAGATCCGACAGTCGAAGAAGCGGCCGAACCTGTATATGATGAAGAAATGGGTGATATGATCGAAGCACAAATGGATAATATCGATCAAATGGATGCCGCTGAAGCTGAAGAAGAAACAGAAATTAAAGAAGAATCAGATCTATTAGACACATTAGAAGCTGGTATAGAAGGATATGAAAAATATTTTGAAGATGATTTGATCGCCGGATCATTAGGAACAGCGGGATTAATTGCTACTGCGGGCGCTGTAGTAGCAACCACTGCGGGTGCCGCGGCCATGGCGCCTGTACTTGCTATAGCCGGCGCAGGTCTTGGCGCCGCGGCGCTGGGTGTAGGTGTTGGTAATATGATTGCTGATAATACACAAATAGATGAAAAAATTGGTGAAGCCGTAGAATATATGATGGGTAATGAATCAATAGAAGACGTTGCTTCAGATCAAGAAATGAATGAGAAATTTGGTAACAAGAGAGGAGCAGCGTTGCTCGGTGATTTGTTGGGCGAAGGGATGTTTGATTTAGCCGAAGAACCTAAAGAAATAATCGCAGCATTTAAAGATATCGATACACAACAAGCTTTATGGAAATTAGAAGATGATTATGAGACGATGTATGGCAGAACACTCGATGAAGCTTTACTTGACGTTGTAGGTGATAAGGGTTTAGAAAGCATCGATAACTTTGTTACAACTAATATTATTAATAGAAAGAAAAAAGAAAAAGAAACAGGTGCAGTCGAAGAAATAAAATCATTTGCAACGAGTTTGATGAGCGCTCAAGAAGGCCAATTTTTAACACCTGATATGATGCAACAACTAGTTGCAGGTGATGTGCCTTCAGAAATTATTGACATATTGCCTGAAGAAGTTGAAGGTGTACCTATAGAAACTATTGTAAAAAATATGCCTGCAATACTTGAGGGAGATATCGAATCAATATTGACAAGTGAAATTACTCCGCCTATTCTCGATGCCGTAGGCAATATAGAAACAAAAATTACTGATATAGTTCAAGATTCTGTTGGTGATGAAGCGGCCAAAATTATACCTATTGTAATGAATAGAATTAAAAAGGATCCATTAGTTTCTACACCTACCGGCTCGAGTGGTAGATCTCAATTAGATTCAGCTACACCAACATTTAGATCTATTGATCCATTTTTAGGCAAAGAATCTAGGACATAAAAAAGGGGTCGTAGACCCGCGCGCTACATCATGACTCGCGCTTTTGAAGATCTACGACCCTAAGCTTCCCAAGCTTATTCGTTAGCAAGCTTCCTAAAGAAATCCAGTGACTCATCATCGTCATCAAATGACGTAGTTGTAGTTGTCTCTGGTTCTGCTGTTGCTGCTGGAGGTGTCCATGCAGGAGCAACCTCAGGAGCTGCTGGTGAGGCAGATGGTACATCTTCTGCTACACTATCAGGTTGCAGACCACCAAGTACCCGCATCAACTTCTGCTGCAGCTCTTCGTACGACTTGAAGTTTTTCTGATCGAGGAACTCGGCAAGACCATGTTCCTGTTTCCAAATGGTTTCAAGTTCGCTGTCATCGTTAGACAGAGCAGTCGGAGAGTCGAATGCAGACTTGTCATAGTTACGATAACCTTCTACCTTGCGAATGCGCAGGCGGAAGTTGGCACCTTCCCACAGATCAAATGGGTTGATTGCATCCTCGTCTTCAAAAGCGGGGTGCATGAGATCATTGATCTTGTCAAAGATTTTCTTGCCATACTCATAGAGGAAGACTTTGCCTTCGTTCTGAGGATTGGCAGGATCAGAGACGACCATGATATTAGACACATAGTGAAGACGTCGCTTCTGCTTACGTGCGATCT